TCGCACCGGGGCGGCTCTTCGTGGTCCTTGGGGGTTTGATGGCAGAGAGCTGGATCAAGGTGCACACCGACATGCTCTGTGACCCGAAGATTCTCCGTCTCCACCCGGTAAGCCGGTACGCCTGGGTGGGACTGCTACTGCTCGCCAGGACAGGCAGCCCGCCCGGGACATGGAAGGCGGTCTCGCGAGACAGCGCCGCCGAAGACCTCGAGGTCGCGCTCGGACTCAACAACTACCTCAACGACGAGGCCGCTCGCCGGCCACTGCTCAACGGCGATTTTGAGCGCATGGTCGACTGCGGCCTGGTGTCGGTCAGCGAGTCCGGCCTCGTGACAGTGCTGCATTGGTCTCAACGGCAGGGTCGGCTGAACCCCAGCGACACACCAGAGAGAACCAGACAAAGAAAGCAGGCTCAAAGAGATAGACAGCGTCACGACATGTCACGGGCCAGCACGACAGAGGAGAAGAGAAGAGAAGAGAGTAGAGGAGATCTAACTACAACTACCCTTGGCCAGCAACAACCCGCTGGCCGCGCGTCTGCCATCACGAAAACCCCTCCAAACCCCCAAGGCCAACGGCCTCAGAGTCTCGCCTCGGGGTTCGAGCGGTTCTGGCGCGTCTACCCGCGGAAGGTCAAGCGTCGCAAGGCGCTGGAGGCGTGGCTGAAAGTCAGGCCGGACGCCGACCTAACCATCCGCATCATCGCCGCCGTCGAGGCCGCCAAGCGATCCCGCGACTGGCAGAAGGACAGGGGCAGGTATATCCCGCACCCGACGTCGTGGCTTAACCAGGGCCGATGGGATGACGAGACGGAGACGGAGCAGAACGACCCCGACCGCCTGCCGTCCGTGGCCGAGATCATGCGGGGGGGCTCGTGATCGAACCGAACGACGCCGTAGCCACCTGTCAATGGGGCCGGGGTGACCGAATGATCGAATCCGACCCGAGCCGGATCGACGACACGCCGCCGGCGACGCTCGCCGACCTGGCCGCGAAGTGGGAGCGGCGGCTCGCGAAGTGCGGGCCCGGGCTGACCCCGGAGCTGCGCGGCGACACCCCGCCGAGGTTCGACTGCCCCTACTGCTGCGACGCGCTGTTCCTGCCGTTCCCGCGCCGGCGCCCGGTGCCCGGCGCCTCCGACACCACGACCTGGTTCTGCCGCTGCCCCGCCGGGATGACCGCCGAGGCCGGGTACTGGTTCGCGACGATCTACCCGGCCGACCCCGCCGGCCGCCGGCACCTGAACAGCACCGGCAAGAGGCTGTTCGAGACGTACCAGGCCGAGCACTACCGCCACGCCAACCTGCTGCAGCCACGCATCGACGAGCTGCGGCAACGCTACGAACGCGAACGGAGCCGAAAACTTGAATCCCAGGAGAGTGCCGCATGACCACCGCCTCCGGGGCCGTCGTGGGCCGCGACAAGCTGCTGGGTCTGCCGCCGGGGCTCCCGTCGGGGCGACTGACGCACGAGGCTGTCCTCCGCCTCACCCTGCCGGGGGAGCCGGTGCCGTGGGCCCGGGCGCGCACCGCCGGCGGGGCCTACTACACCGACCGGCGCCGGCGCGACGCGATGGACCGGGTCGCCGTCTACGCGCGCCAGGAAATGGGGCGCCGCTGTCTCGACGACGGCGAGGGCGACTACATGGTCGCCGTGCGCCTCTACAGCGCCCGCCGGCGCGCCTTCGACATCGACAACGGCGGCAAGCTCATCCTCGACGCCCTGAACCCGCCGCACCGGCGCTGGGGCCGGGCCCCAGGAATCATCTGGCGCGACGACCGGCAGGTCTACGACCTGCACCCGGTCCGCTACGACCGCAGCGACAACCCGAGGACGGAGATCATCATTTACCGCCTTACAAGCTCGTGCCCTGGCTGAGCCCGCACCCATGCCGCTACCCGGGATGCGGCACGCTGATCAAGGGCAGCGCCGGATACTGCCAGCAACACCGCAGCGTCGTTCGCCAGCGCCAGGACGAGAGCCGGCCGTCGGCGAGCGGCCGCGGCTACGGCGGCGACTGGCGCCGGCGCCGGGCCCGCCACCTGGCCGAGCACCCCGACTGCACGCGATGCTCGGAGCCCGCGACGGTGGTGGACCATATCCTGCCGCTCAGTGCCGGCGGGGCCGACGAGGAAAGCAACTATCAATCGCTGTGCAAACTGTGTCACGATTCATGGAAGCAGGCGAGCGACCGAGGAAGTCGGCAAGTGAAGCAGAGACCTCGATGACTGTTCTGGTGGGAGACTCCATGGGGGATAGGGGGGTGGAATCCTTGGAAAGTTGCCCAGAGACCGGCCGAGCGGGCTCGCGCGCGCGTCCGCGGGTTCGTGGGGGGGGTCGCCGGCGCGCCCGGGCGCTCCATGCTGGCTGGCTGCGAGGGATCCGATGAAGCCAGGGCCGCGGCCGACGCCGATCGCGCTACGGCTGTTGCGCGGCAACCCGGGCAAGCGCCGCATCCCGAAGCAACGTGTGACCCCGAAACCCGGCGCGTCCCGTCCGCACTGGCTTAGCCCCGCGGCCGTGAAAGAGTGGAACCGCGTCGCGCCGGAGCTGCTGCGCCTCGGCCTGCTGACCACGCTCGATCGCGCCGTCCTCGCCGCCTACTGCGAGGCCGTCGCGGACCTGCGGGAAGCGACCGAGACGCTGGCGCGCAAAGGGTCGACGATCGAGGCTGGCAACGGCACGACTATTGCGCACCCGGCGGTGGCGATGAAACAGGGCGCGACGAAGCGCGTGAGGGATCTCGCCGCGGAGTTCGGCTTCAGCCCCTCGGCGCGCGGCGGCATGGAGATCCCCGGCGCGCCGGACGGAGACGATGAAGACGCGACGTTCTTCGGGCCGCGGACAGCGCCGCCCCCGCCGCCGCGCAAGGGCGCCTGAGGCCGATTCCCTCTACTATTTCGACGGCGCCGCGGCCGACCGCGCCTGTGCGTTCTTTCCCCGCTTCCTGATTCACACCAAGGGAGAGTGGGCCGGGCAGCCGTTCGAGCTCGAGGCCTGGCAGAAGAATGAGATCATCCGCCCGGCGTTCGGCTGGCGGCAGCGGAGCGACGGTCTGCGCCGTTATCGCACCGTCTACGTCGAAATTCCCCGCAAGAACGGCAAGAGCCAGATGGCGGCCGCGGTCGCCCTGTACCTGTTGTTCTGCGACGACGAGCCGGGCGCCGAGATCTACAGCCTCGCCAAGGACCGCTTTCAGGCGGCGGTCGTGTTCGACGAGGCGCGAGCGATGTGTCGGGCCAGCCAGCGGCTCTCCGCGATGTGCGAGGTCTACCGCCGCGAGATCGTCGTACCGACCACGCGCAGCGTCTATCGCGTGCTCAGTTCCGACGTCCCCACGAAGCAGGGGCTGAACCCGCACGGGATCATCTTCGACGAGCTGCACGTCCAGGACGATCGCGAGCTCTGGGACACGATGCGGACGGGCCGGGGAGCGCGCCGGCAGTCGCTCACCTTCGCGCTGACCACCGCCGGCTTCGACCGCAAGAGCCTGTGCGGCGAGATGCATGCCAAGGCGATCGCCGTGCGCGACGGCACGGTGCGCGACGACACCTTCCTGCCGGTGGTCTACGGCATCCACAAGGGCGAGGACTGGGAGGACCGGAAGGTCTGGAAGCGCTGTAACCCGAACCTCGGCGTGTCGGTGAAGATGGAGAACCTCGAGGAGGAATACCGCGAGGCGAAGGAGTCGCCGGCGTTCCAGAACACGTTCCGGCGCTACCACCTCGACGAGTGGGTCCAACAGTCGATTCGCTGGATCGACCAGAAGAAGTGGGCGGCCTGCGCCGGCGCCGTCGACTACCACGCCCTGGCGGCCGAGCTGGCGGGCCGCCCGGGCTACTTCGCGCTCGACCTCTCCACGGTCACGGACCTGTCAGCCCTCGTCGGGGTCTTCGACTCGACCATCGACGCGACGGCGCCCGACTATCCGACCGAGGAGGAGATGGAGCACGGCAAGGACGTGCCGCAGATCCCGGGATGGGAGTTCGGGGACCCCCTCCCGGCCTATGACGTGCTCGCCTGGTTCTGGTGCCCGGAGGAGGGGATCCGGCAGCGGGCGAAAAGGGACCGCATGCCCTACGACGTCTGGCGCGACGAGGGGGCGCTGATCGCCACCGAGGGCGACGCCGTCGATCATGGTGCCATCCGTAAGCACCTCGTCGACGCCGTCGGCCGCAACTACCTGGTCCAGGAGTTGGCGGTCGACGCCTGGAACGCCCACAAGCTCATCACCGAGCTTGAACAGGAAGACGGCTTCACCGTCGTCCGGGTCAGCCAGGGTTTCGGGTCGATGACGGCGCCGACCAAGGAGCTCGACACCCTCTACCGTCGGCGGCAGATCCGCCACGGCGGCCACCCAGTGCTCGCCTGGTGCGCCGACAACGTGAGTCTCGACAAGGACGCCTACGACAACTGGAAGCCATCGAAGAAGAAGAGCCGCGAGCGCATCGATGGTATAGTGGCCTTGGTCATGGCCTTGAGCCGGGCGCTCATCAGCCGCGGAACGGTTGAGGATGCACGGATCGAAACCCTCTGAAGACGCGCCGCAGCACCACGTGAAGAGCCTGCGGGGATGGGTGGCCCGGTACTCGGCCGACGCCCTGGCGCTCGCCGGCGCCCTGTCGATCGCCGCCGGCGGCTTCTCCTTCCACCCAGGGATCGGCCTCATCCTCTTCGGGGTCGCCCTGGTCTTGATCGGAACCCGCGGCGCTGCCGCCTCCGGAGGCTGACATGGGCATGATCGCCCGCGCCCTCTCCTTCCCCCGCCGCGTTCTGTCGCTCGAGAACCCCAACGTCCCCATCAGCGAAGCCGCCAACTGGTTGAGCGACTGGTCGGGAGGCGGGACCTCCGACTCTGGAGCGCCCGTGACGCAGTCGACCTCCCTGCGGCTGAGCGTGGTGTGGCGCTGCGTGCGGGTTCTGGCCGACGGCATCGCGTCGCTGCCCTTGTTCGTCTACGAGCGCCAGGAGCCGCGCGGCCGCAAGCGGGCTCCGTCGCACCCGCTTTCCGACCTCCTGCACCTGACGCCCAACCCGCGGCACTCGTCCTACCAGTTCCGTAACGTCGTCCAGGCCAACGTTGTCCTCCAGGGCAACGGTTACTCGGCCATCCGCCGGGACGGCGGGGGTCGGATCCGCGAGCTCTGGCCGATCCCCGCCAGCCAGGTGACGCCGAAGGTGCGCGACGACGGGACGCTCTACTACAGCGTGATGCTGCCGACCGGGAAGATCGAAACGTGGGAGGCGCAGGAGATGCTGCACCTGCCAGGTCTCGGCTTCGACGGCGTCAAGGGGATGTCGGTGCTCTCGGCGGCGCGCGAGGGCATTGGGCTCGGCCTGGCGCTGCAGCGGTACGGCGCCACTCTGTTCAAGCGCGGCGGCCGGATCCCCGGCGTCATTCAGACCAACATGCCGAAGATCGACGCCGAGAACAGGAAGAACGTGGCCGCTTCCTGGGAGGAGTCGGTGGGCGGCACGGAGAACTGGCACAAGCCCGCCATCTTCCCCAAGGGCTGGGAGTGGAAAGACCTCGGCATCAAGCCGAACGACGGCCAATGGATCGAGTCGAAAAAGTTCTCGGTCCTGGAGATCTGCCGCATGTTCGGGGTCAACCCGCACAAGGTGTACGACTACGAGCGGGCCACGTTCACGAACTTCGAGCACTCCAGCCTGTCGCACGTCGTCGACACCGTGCTGCCGTGGGTGGTCTGCTGGGAGCAGGAGCTGCAGAGGAAGCTCCTGACCGAGGAGGAGCGGCAGCGCTACTTCATCGAGTTCTCCCTGCAGGGCTTGATGCGTGGCGACACTCAGACCCGCGGCCAGTTCTACGCGCTCGGGCGCCAATGGGGCTGGTTCTCGGCGAACGATATCCGGGACCTCGAGAACCTGCCCGACCTCGGGGAGAAGGGCGACCTCTACCTGGTTCCGTTCAACATGACCCCGGCCGAGCAGATGCTCGAGGGCGGCAGCATGCCGGCCGGCGACCAAGGAGCTGGGGCGGAAACGCCGCCCCCCGCCCCCGTCGGTGCCACTTCCAGAGCGGCGCTGTCGGCGCCTCCGGGGCCCGCTTCGGCCGCGGCCGCCGCGCGCTCCAAGGCGCTGCGCACCCGCCGCCGGATCCGTAAGTCGCAGCAGCCGCACATCGAGGACCGCGCCAGGATGATCGTCAAGCGCGAGATCGGCACCATCGGCACCGAGCTGAAGAAAATGCTCGGCACGGACGGTCGCAACCGCCGGGACCTGACCGCGCTGCGCAACACCATCGACGAGTTCTACGCGACGCACGGCGCCTGGGCGGCCTCGAAGATGCAGTCGGTCCTGCTGGGCTACGCGTTGCTCCTAGAGGGCGCCATCGCCGACGAGCTCGGCGCCGAGGCGAAGGACGAGATGAGCCCGGCGCTCGAGCGCTTCGCCATGGATTACATTCGCCAGTTCGGCAAGCGCGAGGCCTCGGAGGGGCGTCTGCAACTGCTCGCCGTCATCGCCGACCACGAAGAGGAGGGCGACGAGGCGGTCGCCGAGGCGCTGCAGGAGCGTCTCGACGAATGGGGCGAGAAGCGGCCCGGCAAGATCGGCATGCGGGAATCGGTGCAATTCGGCTCCGCGGCGGTCAAGGCCCTTTACGTCGCCGGCGGGGTCACGGTCCTGCGCTGGGTCGCGAACCCTGACGCCTGCCCGTTCTGCAGCTCCATGGACGGGCGGACCGCCGGCGTGCAGCAGAACTTCGTCAGCGCCGGCGAGGGCGTCGACGGCGGCGAGGGGACGGACGGGCCTCTCACCCCCTCGGACAACATCGGCCACCCGCCCCTTCATTCGAACTGTTCGTGTGACCTGGTTGCGGACTGAGGTATAGTCGATCTGCCGCGGAACGGAGAGCTGCGATGAAAAAGAGGGAACTCAGGCACTACCCGATGGAGCTGCGCGTCGCCGGCGACGACAAGACGCCCGTCCTCGAGGGCCACATCGCCGTGTTCAACCAGCTCTCCGATGACCTGGGCGGCTTCCGCGAGAAGATCGTGCCCGGGGCCTTCGCCGAGACGCTGAAGACCCAGGACGTCCGCGCCCTCTGGAACCACGAGAACGATCTGGTCCTCGGCCGGATGAGCGCCGGGACGCTCGAGCTGCAGGAGGACGACACCGGCCTCGCCTTCAAGAACACCCCGCCGGACACCACCTGGTTCCGGGACCGCCTGGTCAGCCTGAAGCGCAAGGACGTCACCGGCGCCAGCTTCGGCTTCTACACCGACGCCGACGAGTGGACCACCGAGGCGGACGGGACGCGGATCAGGGTCCTCAAGAAGGTCACCCTGGTGGAGGTCAGCCCGGGCGTGACCTTCCCGGCCTACCCGCAGGCCGACACCGAGGTGGCGATGCGGTCGATGGCGGCCTGGCAGTCGGGCGAGGCGGCCCGGGCTGGACAGCCGGCCGCCGCTGTGGTAGAAGATCTGCTGTTGCGCCAGCGTCACCTTCGTCTAAGGGAACTGGCGCTGTAGTCACCGGCAAGGCGGTTTCGGGCACCACCCGCGGCGGAGCTCGCGGGAACGGCCCCGGGGAAGCCGGCCGGAATGTGACGCCTACCATCGGGGCGGAGACTCCCGATGAGCAGTCACCTGACGCTCATCGACGGGAGGGCTCCGCATGCTCACGAAAATCCAGGAACTCCGCCGCCAGAACGTCGGGCTGCACGCGCAGATGTCGGCCCTTCTCAAGAAGGCCAAGGACGAGAACCGCGCGCTCACGGCCGACGAAAACACCCAGTGGGACCGGATGGACGCCGAGTTCGTGGCGCGCGAGGCCGAGGTCAAGGCCCTCGAGCGCCAGCTCGATCGGCAGCGCACCATCGAGGAGCGCGAGCGCGATTTCGCGCGGCTCGACAACCGGGGCGCCGGCCGCGTCGGCGACCACATCCCGCAGGACCTCAGGGGCGACGGCCGGCACCTCATCACCCCGGAGAGCCGCGCCCGGGCCGGCCGCTGCCTGCGCGCCTTCCTGTCGCAGCACCCCAGCAACTGGGATGACGAGACGCGCGAGGCGATCCGCCAGACCCAGGCGCTGCTGCCGAAGGAGCTCCGCGCCCTCAGTCAGGTGACCGGTTCCGCCGGCGCCTACACCATCCCGCAGGACTTCATGCCCGAGCTCGACAAGGGCATGAAGTCGTACTCCGGGATCGCCGAGGGCTGCCGCATCGTGCAGACGGAGGACGGCGCGGACCTGCCCTGGCCGACGATGGACGACACCGGGAACATCGGCGCCATCCTCGCCGAGGGTGCGGCGGCCGCCGACAACGCCGACCCGACGTTCGCCCAGAAGATTCTGAAGACGTACCAGTACACGTCGAAGATCATCCGGGTGCCGCTGCCGCTGCTGGCCGACGCCGCCTTCGACATGGAGGCGGAGCTCTTCGACCAGCTCGGCGTCCGGCTGGGTCGGATCCTGAACAACCACGGGACGCTCGGCACCGGCTCGTCGCAGCCGCGCGGGCTGATCACCGCCCTGATCGCCGACACCACCGTGCTGTCGACCGCCTCCGCGGGCGCCCTGGCCTACGGCGACATCGTCAAGCTCGAGCACGGCGTCGACCCCGCGTACCGCGGCCAGCGGGGCTGCGCGTTCATGCTGCACGACTCCATCCTCCAGGAGATCAAGAAGCTCCTGGACAGCAACGGCCGGCCGCTGTTCATGCCGGCCGACTCCGCACCGGGCACGCCCTCGACGATCATGGGCCGCCCCTTCTTCCTCAACCAGGACATGGACGCCGTGCTGACGACCGGCAGCGAGGTCATGGTGTTCGGCCAGCTGCAGAAGTACATCGTCCGCCGCGGCGGCCGGCCGATCATCATGCGGCTGAACGAGCGCTACGCCGAGTACATGCAGGCGGCGTTCGTGGTGTTCGACCGCTTCGACGCCAACCTGGTCAGCGGCGCCGCTACCGCGGTCCGCGTTCTGCGCACCTAACCAACTGCGGGGGCCCGGCGCCGGCATGCCGTCGGCCGCCGGGCCCCCGGCCGCACACTGGAGGGACTCATGAACGTGCGACTGAACCAGGCCATCGTCGGCCAGCATTTCAACTTCGTCCCCCGGCAGGTCGTCGAGTGCACCGAGGAGCAGGGGAAGCGGCTCATCCGGGCCGGGATCGCCGCTCCCGCGCCCGTCGGCGTCCAGCCGGACGGCGCGCTCATCGAGGACACGCCCGAGGAGATCGAGCAGGCTCGCCAGGAGAAGCACGCGCGGATCCTGCTCGGGCAGACGCATCTGCCCCGCAAGGACAGGCCGACGCTGCCCGAACGGGCCGATCGCCACGGGGCCGAGACCCCCGAGGCCCGGACCGACGGCGCCTGCCAGGGAAAGACCGGCGCGGGATTCGCGTGCAAGCGCAAGGCCATCCCCGGGAAGCGCTTTTGCGAGAAGCACACCGACGAGATCTGACAGCCGCCTAGCGGCCAGGGGAGACGATGGCGTACCAGGCCCAGCTCGGGATTCCGATCACCATCCTGCACCCCGTGCGGGACATGAACGGGAACCTTGTCACCGGGCAGGCGTCGGCGGTCACCAAGAACCTCATCAAGCCAGACCGGACCGTCGACGCCGTCACCACGGTGACGAAGGTCGACTTCGCCACCGGCTGGGTGCAGGTCACCGTCACCCTCCCCCTGCTCGGGACCTACACCCTCGAGTTGACCAACCCGGATCCGCCGACCGCCGACGGGGTGATCGCGGCCTACGACATCGTCGTCGGCGCCGGCGTCTCCGCGGCCCAGAACCTGCTGACCTCGCTCGACCGGGTCCGCACCCGCCTGCAGCTGACCAAGCCGGGGTCGAACCCCCCGACCGCGATCCAGCCGGGCGAGTCACATCCCTTCGACTCGCTCATCAACCTGCTGATCTCGGAGGTCTCGGAGGAGTTCCAGTTCGAGACCGGGCGGTCGTTCGGCGAGGCCTCCTACGTCGAGTACATCGACGGCTCCGGGCGGTCCAGCCTGGTCCTGCCGGCCGGGCCGTTGGTGTCGTTCAGCCTGCTGGAGACCGTAGACTACCAGGACAACGGCGCCGGCGGCGTCACCGAGGTCCGCACGACCGTGGCGCCGCACACCTACGTCGTCGCCGGGCTCCGTTCGCAGCCCCGTTTCATGGGCCGCGGGCGCATCGACCTGGTGGGCGGGGCGGTCTTCACCCGCGGCGTGCGCAACTACCGGGCGTCGTTCGTGGCCGGCTTCGCCGCCGTGCCCGAACACGTCGTCGGCTTCGCCACCACCGACGTCGTCTACCGCCTGATGGCGCGCGACGTGGGGCACCTGCTGACCCAGGCGCTGGGAGACGGCTCGACCTCCTACCTGCGGCCGCAGCAGATGCAGGAGATGCGCGAGCGCTTCTACGACCTGTGGCGTCTGGAGGCCGCCTGATGCCCGGCGGCGGGTTCTTCCTGGCGCTGCGCGCCGTCGGCGCCCGCGAGGCCGCCGCGAGCGTCTCTAGGGTCGACCTCGAGCTGAAGCAGGGGCTCCGGGGCCGGCTCAAGGAGGCGGCCCAGCTCGTCGCCGGCGAGGCCCGGCAGCGCACCCACAGCCGGCGGGTGCGCGGGGCCATCACCTACGACGTCGAGGTCCGGTCGCTCAGCGAGTACCGGGCCCTGATCGGCCCGCTGCGGAAGAAAGCGTTCTTCGCCCACTTCCTCGAGTTCGGGACCGAGCACAGCCGGGAGTTTCCCTTCCTGGCGCCGGCGCTCGGCGCGACGGAGGACAAGGTGATCGACCTGGTCGGAATCCCCCCGAGCCTCGGGGGTGGGAGGTGACGATGCACGGCACCCGGATGCTCGGACGGTTCTTCGCGCTGCTCGCGCTTCTGCTGGCCGTCCTGGCGCTGTCGCCGCCGGCGGCCGCGCAGGACATCCTGACGCTGCACGCCCTGACCGCCCGGACCGCGCCCGGCACCGGCAGCGCGGTCGACGTCGGCCTGTCGCGCAACCTCCTGCTGGTCGCCCGCGTGACCGCCGGCTCGGGCACCGTCACCACCTTCGACGTCTGGACCGAGTGCACCCTCGACGGCACCAACTGGTCGGAATGCGCCATCGACGACCGGGTCGAGGCGACCACCACCGGCGCCGGGCCGCACACCGACAACGTCATCAAGCTCATCGCCGAGACCGCGGTGACGAGCTCGGGCGTGTACGCCGCGCGGGTCACCAGCCTGACTCGGCAGATCCGGGCCCGCTGGAACATCGCCGGCACCACCCCGAGCGAGACCTTCGAGCTGCTCCTGCTGCCCAAGTGAGGGAGACGCATGCCGGATTCCGCACTCCTGCAGATCATGGACGCCCTGGTCGCCATCAGCCGGGCGGTGCCATCTATCGGCAGCACCGGGCTGCTCGTCGACGTCGGGCGGCTGTGGCAGCAGGAGGAGCGCTTCCCGGCGTGCTACCTCGGGGACGACGGGGAGGACAGCCAGGACGGGCCCACCCAGAGCGTCGAAGGGCAGCCGGCGTCGCTGTTCTTCTACACCGCCGTGCGGGGGGAGAGCGCGACGCGGCTGTTCCACACGCTCTACAAGGAGCTCAAGGACCGCGTCGACGCCGACCCGACCCTCGGGGGCCTGTGCTTCCGGGCCAAGGTGAGCGGCTACCTGGCGCTCAACACCGCGTCCAACGTGGCCGCCAGGACGCACGTCGCCCGGGTCAATGTCGACGTCCACTACCGCCGTCCACGCGGGAACGCATGAGGAGGCCGGCATGAAGCTGCGCTACCTGGGGACCGGGACCGTCCTGATCGAAGGGGTCGGCGAGGTGAGCGCCGGCGGCATCGTCGAGGTCCCGGAGGCCGTCGGCCGCGCCCTAGTCGCCGAGCGGCCCGGGCACTGGGCGTTGCAGACGTCCGGAAAGGGGCCGTCGAAGGGGGCGGGACCGAAGAGCTGAGGGAAGTCGACCGCCGGCGCGGCTGATCCCCGTGCCGGCCCTGAAGGGGAAGAGACGGGCGTGGTGGCGCCCACCAGTGCCGCCGCGCCCGTCTTTTTCGTGGGCCGGCCGCGGGAGTCACAGATGCCCGGATACGGTCGGAACAGTTTCGTCGGGTGGGGGCAGGAATCCGCCTGGGGCACCGCCACCACCCCCACCAAGTTCGCCGAGCTCATCTCCGAGGGCATCGAGACGGTCCGCGACCGCGAGCCGCGGCCCGTGGTCCGCGACCTCGACGTGCGCGAGGGACACTACTACGACCGCCTGTTCGGGGCCCGCGGCCCGTTCGCCGTCGAGCTCAACTACGCCGGGCTCCTGCGCCTGTTCGAGCACCTCCTGGGCGACGCCTCGATCGCCACCGTCGAGACCGAGGCCGGCCTCCGCTGGACCCACACCGGCACCCTCAAGGACACCGTCATGTCCGGCAAGGGGCTGTCGCTGCACGTCAACAAGGACGTCGACAACGGCAGCACCCCGCAGCACCGGGTGACCGGCTACAAGATCAACCGCGCCACGTTCACCTTCGACCCCACCCGCAACGCCCAGGTTGAGTTCGACGGCGCCGGCAAGGACGTCAGCCTCATCGCCGCCAGCACGCCGACCTTCCCGTCGACGTCGCTGTACGTCGCCGGCCACCAGTGCACCGTCGAGATCGACGACGTCGCCCGGGCGGTGGACTCGGTCGAGCTCACCGTCGACAACGGGCTCGACCTCGAGAAGCGGGTGCTCGGCAGCAAGAACATCGCCGAGCCGATCCGGTCCGACACCCGGCGTTCAGTGACCGGCCAGCTCGTCATGGATGCGGCCCAGGCGGACTGGTCCAAGCTGGACGCCGGGACACTCTTCAAGCTGGAGATCCTCAACCAGGGCCCGACGCTCGCCGCCGGCAACTACCGCCTCGACTTCACCCTACTGAAGTGCATGGTCACCGGCAACCCGTTCGTCGTCGGGGGCCCGGGCATCGTCAAGGCCACGGTGCCGTTCGTCGCGCAGAAACCGACCGCCGGCGAGCTGCTCACCCTGGTCACCGTCAACAACGAAAGCGCGGTCGCGTAGGACCGCAGGAGGGCCGCATGGAAGGGAGCAACGGATACCTCACCGCCGGGGACCTCACCGCCCGGGCGCGCAAGGAAGTCGTCCTGCCGAGCGGGGGGAAGGTCCTGATCCGCCGCATCGGGAGGTCGGACCTGGCCAGCATCGTCAAGGGCGTGCCCGACGTCACCGCCCTGGCCCGGACCGTCGATCGCGACCGGCCCACCTCGGGCGAGGACCTGGCCAAGGCCGGCAGCATGATCGAGGGCGTCCTGCTGCGCGGCGTGGTCACGCCGAAGCTGTACGAGGACCCCGGGCAGGGCCCCACGCCCAACGATTTCGACCGCGACGAGCAGGACCTCCTGTTCGCCGAGATCGTCGCCCTCAGCAAGTTCACTCGCGAGGAGGGGGCCAGGGGAAACGGATAGTCCGGGACCGTCGACTCATGGAGGTCCTGGACTCAATCGGCAGGAGGTACGGGCAGTTGCCGTCGAAGGTCCTGGGGGAGCGCAATCCGTTCGTGGCCCTGGCGATCGACATGTGGGCCCACAACTGGGGCGTGCAGCGGGAAATGCAGGAAGCCGCGAGACTGAAGGGGAAGGGCCGTGGCCGATAGGCAGCGCACAGTCTCCATCCTGATCGAGGCGAAGAACGCCGCCAGCAACGCGCTCGGGGCGGTGGGGCTGTCGCTTGGGGCGGTGGCCGCCGCCGCGGCCGCCGCCGGCGCCGCCCTCACCGCCATCATCGGCGTCATGGCGAAGGCCACCGCAGCCGCCGCCGAGCAGGAGAAGGCCGACGTCCGGCTCGCCACGGCCCTGGCCTCCATCGGCCAGAACAGCGAGGCGACCCGCGCCGACCTGGCCGACTTCGTCGACGGCCTCGAGGACGCCACCAAGGTCAGCGACGAGACGATCGCCTCGGTCCTGTCGCTCCTCTCCCAGTTCGGTCGGCTCGAAGGGGAGGGCCTCAAGCGCGCCACCAGGGCCACGCTCGACTACGCCGCCGCCACCGGTCAGGACGCCACATCGGCAGCCGAGCAGCTCGCTAATGTCATCGTCAAGGGCCAGGGGCGGCTCAAGGGCATCAACACCCTCTTCGAGGAGGGCACCAGCAAGGCGGCCCGTTACGCCTCGGTCCTGCAGCAGGTCGAGGACAAGACCAGGGGGACGGCCGAGGCGCACGGGAAGACGTTCGAGGGGGCGCTCTCGCAGGTCGGCATTGAGATGGAGCGTCTCCTCGAGCTGCTGGGCAAGAGCGTCGTCGAGAACGTGGCCGTCCGGGATGCGGTGGCCCAGATGGCCGCCACGATCAAGGCTGCCGCGGGGTTCATCCGCGAGCACCGGCAGGAGTTCGACGCCCTGGTCACCGTGATCGGCAAGGTCGCCGAGGCCGCGCTCGTCGCCGTCCCCAAGATGCTCCAGTTCTCGGCCATGGTGGTCCAGTTCATCCCCGGCGGCCAGGCGCTGACCTCCATCCTCCGGCTGATGAAGATGGCCCTGAAGGAGGTCGAGACCGAGACCGTCGACACGGCGGCCGGCATCCGCAACGTCGGCGCCGGAGCGGCCGGCGCCGGCGAGGCGATGAAGAACGCCTTCGATCGCCTGGACTTCGACATCAAGCTCCTCTCCGACCTGAAGAAGGAAGCGGCCGACGTCACCGAAGTCTGGCAGGTGGCGCAGGGCCTGTTCGCCGGCGGGGAGATCAACGCCGCGCAGTTGGCGGAGGTGCGCGAGCGGCTCCGGGAGATCGTGCTCGAGCTGCAGACGATGGGCGTGTTCGTCCCCGAGTTTGGGATCATCGTCGATGACACCACCAACAAGGTCCGCACGCTCGGGGAGCAGATCGAGATCTCCCTATCGCATCAGGCTGTGGCCGCGGCCGAGGCCTTTGGCGATGCCCTGGTGGACGCGGCGTTCTACGGGGGGGTCAGCTTCAAGGCGCTCTTCAAGCAGATCCTGGCGGACATCGCCAAGGCCATCGTGAAGATGCTGATCCTGAGGGCGCTCTCCACGTTCAGCGGGCCAGTCGGTGCGATCGCCGGTGCGGCGATCGGAACCGTCACGGCCCAGCATGGCGGTGAGGTGCGTGGAGGCGCGCCGGGGGTCGACTCTGTTCTCGCCGCGCTGACGCCAGGCGAGGTCGTGCTGCCCCGTAGCCGGGTGGACGACTTCGATGCCATCGCCGATCTCGCCTCTGCGACCCGTGAACAGGGCAGAGGTGGCGCCGCGGTGCCGTCGTTCTCCGCAGCCTTCCAGATCCTGCCGCGCCGAGATGATCGGGACATCGGCGAGATCATCGAGGGAATCTCGCGCCTGGTCGAGCGGCGGGGCTATCGGCTCATCGCCTCGGAGGTGCTGCCGTGACCGGCTCAGTTCTCCGACGACGCGACAGGGGCCTGCCTTGCAAGCGGTGGAGTTCCAAAAACTGCGCTCCATCGCACGCGAACGAGGCCGCCTGATGGCTCGCATTCCGGGCGGGGGCGGGGACGATAGCGGCGGGGGCGGCGGGACCGGCCCGAGCGCGCAGGCCCAGGCCGTCGCGGCCAGGCGGCTGCGGGGTGACGTCGGCATCGCCGAGGAGCACGCCCAGGTCGTCACGCCCGCCGGCGAGCACCTCACGCCGGCGCCGGTGCAGATCAAGGGGGGCAGCGTGACGGTCGCCTACGACACGACCGAGCGCCGGGCGGTGGTGACGCTGCCGGACCTCATCCAGTCCGGGCCCGCCGCGTCCCGCCCTGCGTCCCCGGCGCACCCGATGCTCTGGATCGCCACCGACACCGGCGCGCATTCCTCGTGGGACGGCGCGACGTGGAGGACGATTTAAATGCACCTACGCGAGGTTGTGCCGCCGCAGATTGCAGCGACCGATGCCGCATGGCTCGCCGGGCTTTTCGACGGGGAAGGCAGCGTCGGGCTCTCGTTTCGACGGTACAAGGGGAAGACTGGAAAGGGTGCTTGGACCATCCGGCTCAACATCTGCAATACGCACGGACCCACGATTCAACGAGTGCGCGACATCGTTGGGTTCGGCTACGGAAAAATCAGAGTGCCAGCGGACCGTCCGCACAAGCGGCCTGTCTTTGCCTGGGTCGCAGAGAGCCTCGCGGCAGAGACCTTTCTCAAGCGCATCGAGCCGTATTCGGTGACGAAGGCCGAACAGATCGCAAGCGCGCTGGCGGCGCGCGATCTCTGGCGGCGCGCACCGCGCCTGAAGCGGGGGCGTGGGAACGGGAAGGGCGCCCCGACCATTACTGAGGCAACGCATGACGCCCTGCGCGCGCACGCCCAGCGCATCAAAGACCTAAACGGCCATAAGCCGCTCGCGGAGGCATGCGGTGGCGAATAGCTACGTAGTCGTACCTCCAGACTCCACGGGAAAGAAGGTCGCCACGTTCGAGAAGACCGAGGCGACTCAGGTGGTCCAGGTGCAGAAGGTCATGCTCGCCGGACAGACGCCCGACGACGACGTGCTGCCGATCACCAGCGCCCCGGCCGGAACCGAGCGCGCGATCCCGGTCCGCAACATCCCCTCCGGGACGCAGCCCGTGTCGCACGCCGCGGCGAGCCAGGCCGACGGCCACAGCGCCACTCTCGGGTCGACCGCCGACGCCGACACCGCCAGCACCGTGATCGGGCGGCTGAAGAAGCTGATCAGCCTGCTGCCGACCGCGCTCGTCGGGGATCGTCTGAAAGTCGACGGCAGCGGGGTGACGCAGCCGATCAGCGCCGCCAGCCTGCCGCTGCCGACCGGGGCGGCCACCGAGACCACCCTCGGGACGCGCCTCAGCGAGTCCGACTTCGACACCAAGACCGGATCGCTGACCGAGACGGCGCCGGCCACGGATACGGCGTCCTCGGGGCTGAACGGCAGGCTCCAGCGGATCGCGCAGCGGCTGACGACCCTGCTGTCGGGCGGCCTGCCGGCGGCGCTTGGGGCGCAGGGCGGCCTCAAGATCGAGGGCGTGGCCTCCGGCACAGCCGTCCCGGTGAGCGGAACCGTCACCGCCAACGCCGGCACCGGCACGCGCGATGTGCAGGGAAACGTCGCGCACGACTCAGCCGACTCGGGTAACCCGGTCAAGGTCGGCGGCAAGGCGCGCACGACCAACCCGGCCGCGGTGGCCGACGGGGATCGCGTGGACAGCTTCCACGATGACGTAGGCCGGGCCGTCGTCCAGCCGGTGCAGGTCCGCGACCTGATGACCGATGCGACGGTCACGATCAGCGCCTCGACCGCGGAGACAACGATCCTCGCGTCCGGCGGCGCCGGCGTGTTCCACGACCTCACCTGCGTCATCGTGTCGAACACCAGCGCGACGGCCACCCGGGTCGACTTCCGCTCGGCCACCAGCGGATCCGTGCGGTTTTCACTCTACATCCCGGCCGGCGACACCCGCGGCGTAGTATTCAGCGTTCCGCTGCCGCAGACCAGCGCGGCGAATAACTGGACGGCGCAGTCGAGCGCCTCGGTCACCGACCTGCGGATCTTCATGCAGGCGGCGAAGAACGTCTGATGGCCCTCCATGTGCAGCAGTTCAGCGATGGCGTGAAGACCTACGAGTGCGATATCCCGCTTCCCGATGGCGTTAGCGATGTAGAGTATCTCGCCGTGAAGGCCGCGAGCGCGGAGAAGTACGGCTGGTCCGTAGAGCGCCGCGATGGCCGGGTCGTCGCCAGCAAGGTACGGTGGCGCGGGGTACTCTGCACCCGTGTCTTCGAGGTCCGCTAATGGCCGTCGGACACGACGCGGCGAGCGAATCGGCTGTCAGCACGAGCGCGTCCTCGTTCTCGTGGAGCCACCCGGGGACGGCGTCCGCGCAGGGGGCCATCGTTTTCGTCGTCTCGATCCAGGGGACGAGCGACGTAACGAGCGTCACCTACGGCGGCGTCGCGATGACGCTGGTCGGGCGGGGCGCGGACACCGACACCGAGCCGGGCACCGTGGACTGCTACTACCTCGACGGGGTCGCCACGGGAACGCAGACCGTCGTGGTCAACCGGGTCAACGACGCGACGCAGATGATGGGGATGTGCGCGACCGTGACCGCGGCGAGCGCGACCGAGACCTACGGCCCTGGCCGGGTGACGCAAGGCGGCAGCGCTCAGAACACCGGCGCCGACACCAGTGGCACCGGGACGGGCGGCTACACCGAGGTCGGCGTGGACGACGGCTCGCCCGGGACCAACAGCCTGCGCTATGCCGCCGGGTACTACGGCGGCGCGTCGCCGCCTTCAACCGGGGCGAGCAGCACGCTGCTCAACAACCACGACTTTACCGCCTTCGGCTGGTCAATGGTCCGGCAGACGACGGCCGGGCAGGGGAGCCTCAACGTCGGCTTCTCGGCAGCCGCCGATGACCGGGCTGCCGTCTATATCGCCGTGCGGGAGACCCCTGCCGCCCCTCCGGCGCCGAAGGGCGGGACGCTCCTGGCGATGGGGGTCGGATGACGACGCGGGTGGCGCGCGGATGCGGCTGCTGCGGTGGGTGACCGGTGGCCCTCGCGAGCAGGCTGTTCTTCTGGACCGACTGGGGAGCGGGGGGTGAGCTCTTGGGGCTGCCAAAGATCGTCTACAACAACGTGACCATCAACTTTCCCGAAGCGCCGACGCTCTACCACTACCGGCGACGGTCCGACCGAGAGTTCGGCACGAGCGGCGGGGGCGTCGCCGGCACGCAACTGCACCACCAGTTCGACCAGATCAGGCTGGAGATGCAGAACTTCGACTCGGCGGCATTCGAGCAGGCGCTGCATCCCTGGTGGTCCTGGGCGGTGCGCGGCAAGCCCTACGCTTTCGCCCTGGACGACTCCGAGACGGCCGACACCACCCTCGACGGCGCCGCCGCGGCCGGCCAGAAGGTCATCCCGCTCACGTCGACCACCGGCATCACGGTCGGCAAGCAGTACGTGATCCGTGAGCTGGCCGGGCACGAGGAGGAGCTGGTCACCATCGCCAGTATCAGCGCCGGCGTCAGCGTCACGGCCGTGGACAATCTGATCTTCGGCTACCTGGCGGGCGACCTGTTCCGCTCGCGCGACTACTTCCCGAAGCTGGTCAGCCTGGATGACGAGTTCCCGGTCCGGCAACGGATCACCACCTGGGAGTTGAGCCACGAGGCGCGCGAGGACCTGGGATGAGCCCGTACAACCCGAACGCCAACTGGACTGCGGCGACGGCCGCCGGGGCCCAGGCGCCGATCTACTACATCGCCATCGAGGGCCTGACGACCAAGCACTTCAGCACCGGCCCGGTGCGCTCCGCCGGGACGACGAAGGAGGTGCTGCTCCGGGTCCCCGACAGCACGGCCCAGAAGCTGTCGCAGCTGCAGGGGCGGGCCTCCCTGACGGTCGTGTCCTTCGAGCTCGTCGACCGGGACGGCGAGATCACCGACCTGGTGGCGACGGAGAAGAGTTCGCCGACACTGCCGACCTTGGTCAACCGGGCGGTGACGCTCTACTCGGGGTACGCCGATCTGGCCGAGGCCGACTACGCCCCGGTCGGGTTCGGCCAGATCGACTCCGTCGAGATGACCGATCAGGGGCTCGCCTTCCGCTTCACCCTGGTGGACCTGCATCGCCACCAGTTCGACGACATCTTCGCCAACGCCGAGGCGAAACAGAGCACCGCCTACAACTCCGCGCTGTCCGCCGACGCCAGCGCCGGGGCCACCCAGATCGCGCCGGTCAACGTGGCCGACCTCCAGGAAGGAGACCGGCTCTACCTGGGGCCCTCCACGCACGCCAGCTACACCGGCCAGGAGGAGAAGGTCACCGTTCTGAAGGTGAGCGGGAGCACCGTCGTCCTGGAGGCCGCGCTGACCAAGTCGTTCAAGGCGACCGACGAAGTCCGGTGGGCGACCACCGTCGTCGAGGGGAACCCGATCAACCTCATGTACGCCATCCTGACCGGCGACTTCGCCAACGGCACCTTCCCGCTGACGAAGAAGCGCGGCGAGCCCACGGGGCTCGGCATCGCCGCATCGTCCATCGACACGGTGGCGCTGCAGAAGGAGCGCGACCGGGCCTACGACTCCGAGATCTGGCGCTTCGAGCTCAAGGACGGCGTCCCCGGGTTCCGTTTTCTCGAGCAGCGCATCTACCGGCTCCTGGGCTACCCGCGGGTGACCATCGCCGGAAAGCTGTCCTTCCGCCTCTATCGTGCCGCCTGGCCCGACGACGCGGCCGTCGGCCTGCCGACCATCACCAAGGGCGACGTCGTCTCCTGGTCCTGGCGCCGGGCCCACGAGCTGCACGTCAACGAGGTCTCCCTCGGCGTCGACATGGATCCGGAGACCGGCGAGCCGGCGGAAATGGTCGTCACGGAGGACACGGCCGACCAGTCGGCGACCAAGGAGATCGCGGCCCTCGAGGAGGAGGACACGGGCCTGCGGGCCAGCCTCCGGGGTGTGCGGCTCGCCGAGGACATCGGCGCGGTCATCTTCCGCCGCTTCCTGAAGCCGCCCCCCCTCCTCGAGCTCTGGTGCCACCTGACGAAGCGGGCCCTCGAGGTCGGCGAGGACGTCTCCGTCACCCACGACGAGATCCCGAACGTCAAGACCGGCACGCGGGGCCTGACCGCCTCCCGATGGGAGATCGTCGAGCGCGAGGAACGGTTCGCGAAGGGGCAGATCCGCTTCGTCCTGCAGGATGGCGGCTACTCGCGCCCGGCGTTCATCGCCGATGACGCGGAGCCGCCCGACGACGACTACGACCTGGCGACCGCGGCCGACAAGGAATACGCCTACATCGCCCCGGACGCCGGCAACTTCGCCGATGGCGGCGAACCCTACGAGATCTGCTGATGGCCGACTTCGTTGAGCTGACCCTCGCCGAGACAGCCGCCAAGGCC